TCCGAGACGCCCTGAACCGTGGCTACGGCGACGAGATCACGTGGTCGAGCCACTGGCCCCTGAAGTCTCCCGGCGTTTACGGCGGGAAGACGCTGCAGGGCAAGGAAGAGGGCCAGACCATCTACACCGACCGCATGCGCATCGACATGACGCGCCACGCGGTTCCGGTCGGCAACAAGATCGACGCCCAGCGCGCGCCGACGAACCTTCGCCAGCTCGGGCGCGACGCCCTCGGCCGGTGGAAGGCCCGCCAGGTCGAGACGGCGGCTGCGAACCAGCTATGCGGGTACCTGCCGGCGAACGTCGAGACGGCCGACCAGAACATCAATCAGACCGGCCACAACACGGTAACGGCGGCTGCAGCCTCGCGGACCATCCGTGCCGGCGGCATTGCGACCGACGAACTCGTCGCGGCCGACAACACGGCGAAGTTCTCGCTCAAGCTGATCGACTACGCGGTCGAGGCGGCGAAGGTCGAGACCTCGACGAACGCGCCGATTATGCCCCTGGCCGACAACAAGTACGTCTGCTTCCTGCATAACTACCAGGTTACGGACGTGCGCCAGTCGGACACGGACTGGAAGAACATCCAGTTGTACTCCCTGTCCGACAAGAAGGATATGTCGCCGTTCTACCGGTACGCGCTCGGCGAATACAACAGCACTGTTCTCGTTCCGTGGCAGTACATCACCCCCGGTGTCAACTCCACCACGAACGCCACCGTTGCCAATACGCGCCGGGCCGTGTTCTGCGGGGCCGGTGCGCTGTCCGTGGCATGGGGTCGCCAGTCTACCGGCGGAACCGGGGCGTGGATCGAGTCCAACGAGGACTACGAGTTCGAGATGGCGGTTGCCTATGAGCTGTTCTGGGGCATCAAGGCCAATTTCTACAACAGCATCGACTACGGCAAGATCGTGATCACGAGCTATGCCGCGGCCCACACGTCGTAAGGGAGCATAGATCATGGCTTCTAATGTTGCTGGCGGACGGGGCTACGCCCAGTTCCAGCCGGAGATGGCCCCGTGGTCTAGGCTGACCACGACGGTTTCCTACAACAGCGCCAACGTGTCGACCGGTGTCTTCATGGGCATCTTGCCGGCGCGAGCGCAGATCCACCTCGTCCAGGTGAACGTCGAGACGGCGTTCAACGCCGCATCGACGAACGTCCTCACCGTCGGCTACGGGGCTTCTCTCAACGAGATCGTCGGTGCCGGTGACGTCGATGAATCGTCTGCGACCACGCAGGCGGTTACGACCGGGCTGAGCCTGGAGTTCTCTTCCGAGCAGAAGATCTACGCCAAGTACACCCAGACTGGCACTGCGGCGACGGCTGGGAAGGCTAGGATCTCGATCTACTTCTCTGCGACAGAGAACGTTGCGGCGTAACAGTGGCGACGTTCCTGCAGCTACAGGATGCAGTTGCGAGCGACACACGCTTCTTTGATCGTGCTGTGGACACTGGGATCCAGCCCCAGATAAAGCAGCACATCAACGAGGCGATCCGCGCTCACCAGAAAGACCACTTCTGGTTTAACGAGCAGCAGTGGAGTAGGTCCACCGAAGCGGGGAGGGAGTTCTACGCCCTCCCCGCCGAGTATGTTGCCATGTTCACGATCTCCCTGAACTCGCCGCGCACGAAGCTTGTTTCCATGCTGAACGACTCCATGGAAGAAATGGAGCCGTACCAGGGGAGGCCAATCTACTTCGCCCTCTTCGCGAACCAGTACCGACTGTTCCCGATCCCCGATGGCGTCTACGGGTTGCGTCTGTGGGGCGTCCGCAAGTACCCGGATCTCGTCGCCGACGGCGACGAGAACCCGTGGACCAACGAGGCGTTCGAACTGATCCGCGAGGCTGCCAAGGCCCGTGTGTTCTACTCTGACATCCACAAGGAGGAGTTCGCCAGGACGGCCGAGGAGGCCGCAGCGAAGGCGAGGGCCGACCTCATGCTGGAGACAAAGCGCCGCCAGCCGGTGCAGGAGATACGGCCATTCCTGTAGTCCCCTTCGGAGAGTGGTTGCCGGACCAGGCCGCTTACGGCTCAGGCGGCATGGCGCAGGTGCGCAACGTCTTGCCGGCGCCGAGCGGACGCGGGTATCTGCCGTTCCCGTCTGCCGTGACCACTGACGCCGACCTCCCTGGTGAGCCTCGCGGGGGCATCATCGCCGAGGTCGCTGGCGGCAGCAGCTACACCTACGTCGGTACGCAGACGGCCATCTACGCCCGGACGAACGCGGGATGGTCGAACGTGTCCAAGCCGGGCGGTTATGTGCTCGGGCTCGACGACCGGTGGGAGTTCGTCCAGTACCAGAACAAGCTGATTGCGGTCTGCGGTTCGGCGGCCCCAATGCAGGTCAACGATGTCGGCGGTCCGGCCTTCAAGGATCTGGCGACGTCGTCCCGCAAGCCCCGCGCCGTTCACATCGGATCGGTCAACGGCTGGCCGGTGCTCGGCCACACCTTCGATGATCAGGACGGTGAAATGCCGTCGCGGCTCTGGTGGCCGCGCCTGATCCAGGTGCCTGTCATCGAGGACTGGGATCCCAATCTCTCGACCTATGCCGGCTACACGGGCGTTCTTCCGCAGGCCGGTGACGGCGACATCGTCAAGATCATCGGCGGCGAAGTCGGCATCATCGTTTGCGAGCGGGCGATCTACCGCATGCGCTTCGTCGGCCAGGGCGCGGACATATTCGAGATCGACCGCCTCGTGCGCGGTCGTGGCGCCATCTCTCCCGGAGCGGTGATCGACTACGGCCAGGTCACTTACTTCATCGACCGGGATGGATTCTACGCGTTCGACGGGCAAAGCGACCCGACGCCGATTGGCCATGGCAAGGTCAACGACACACTGAACCGACGGATGAACGCGGCGGCGATTTCGACCATCGTATCCGCGGTCGTCCCCGAGACGTCAGTGATCCTCTTCGCCCTGCCGCTCGATGGCGCGACCCGGCCGAATTACATCTGGGCCTACGCGCCTAAGGAGAACCGCTTCACCGAGATCGAGCTGGCGTCTGCCGACATCCGCGAGACGGCCATCCCCGGCGTCTCCTGGGACGAAGAGCCGTGGGCCAGCCGCATCCTCGATGAGGCGCCGTGGTCTTCGTACATCTGGGACGACCCGTCGCTGATGGGGGGCGGCAGGGTGCTGACCCTCATGGGCTACGACGGCACCGTTCAGTATCTATCCGGCATCGGCATGGCGGCGCTTCTGGAGACCGAGGAGGGCGCCCCGAACGAGCCTATGGTATCCGAGGTCACCGAGGTGCGCCCCGTCATCGAGGGCGCCCAGGGCGACGTCACGGTGTCGGTCGGCTCCCGGAACTCCATCGCCGATGCTGTGACGTGGACGCAGCCATCCCGCCTGAACCGGATCGGGCAGGCGACGATGCGCGCTCGCGGCGTCTACGTCAGGGCGCGCCTGTCGCTTCCGGACGGCTTCAAGCAAGCCATTGGGCTGTCATTCGATGCGCGTGACGGGGGGCTGGCATGAAGTTTGTCGACCCCGGAGAAGGCACGCGTCGAATCGCTGAGGCGCTCAACAAGCTTGCCGCCAAGGTATCTGCCGGGTTCGTCACGCTCGGATCTGGGTCGTCGACCGTCTTTGTCGACCCGCGCATAGGCCCAGGATCTGTGATCGTCCTAACCCCAGGGGGCGCCGGTGCGGACACATCGACTACTCGGCCTGTGCCCGGAGACGGACAGGCGACGATCGTGCACGGAGACCAGGAGGGCCAGACGTTTGGATACGTCGTCGTCAACCCCTAGCCTTACCTACAGCGCCTATCGCATCGAGACGGCAGACGTACCGGCTGCGTGGCCTGAGGCCCGCCCATTCATCGAGACGGTCCTGTCGGCCTCGACGGCGACCGGAGAGCTATACCTTGAGGACATCTACGTCCGCCTGCTCATGGGCGAAACCGGACCCCTGAAGGCATCCTTGTGGGTCATTCGGCGCGGAGACGGCAGGGCTGTCGGTGCTGCCGTGACCCAGTTCGTCACCTATGAGCGCCGGACCGTCCTGCAGATCCCGTATCTGAGCGGCCGCGATTTCTCGGACTGGGCGTATCTGATCCGAGACGTCCAGGAGTATGCGATGGAGATCGGCGCTGACGCGATCGAGTTGCTCGCGCGGGATGGGTTTGGGAAGGCCCTGGACGCTTTCGGCATCAAGAAGATGTGGACGATGTTCCGCATCCCAGTTGCGTAGGAACTGAGCTATGGGTTTGTTTGGAAGCGCGCCGAAGGCTCCTAAGCCGCAGAT